CTTGAATAGACCCAGGTGGTCACCAAGCTTAGTGAGGGCAGTATTGGCACCACCTGAATCAAACTTCCACACGCCTTCTTCAGTAACGCTACCGTCGGGGTGGGTTACCATTTCAGTGACTTGCTCTTCTTCTTTTGTCTTGTAATTGAACTTCATTACCGGAACTTTCTGCACGCAACGCTCGTGAATTTCCTTGAATCCATTGAGGACGTATTCCGCTGTAATCTCGGTTTTCTTGGCGACCTTTTCAAGGTTTCTGTTTACCTCTTCAGCTACGTTTGGCCTAGTTAAATTGATGGACGCAATAACCTTTGCGCTTTTTGCAGAATATCCTGCCCTTTTTGCGGCTTTCTCTCCATTCAAATCAACAGCATATTCTTTTGCGAATCGTTTCTCTTTTGGTGTCAATGTCTGTCCCTTTCTTCGTGGAGGCATAGTATTATCGTAAAAATCCGGTCGCTTGGTCACGTACTTTCAAACCAAGTCCGAGAAATAAATCTCCCAACCATCCAAAGCACAAAGCAACAAGCACACACTTCCACGTCGTCCTGTTCCGCCCTTTGCCAATACTGTATGCAACCCAAGCAGGGATAGCAATGAATATAAGTATAAACATTACAAAGAATTCCATATGGTTATTGTTTAAGTAATGGTTTCATAAATAAGTGGTTGATAATTGCATTGTGATGCGTGTAACTATCGATCTTCATCGGGTTTCCGTTAACCTGTAAGATAAACGGATACATCATATCAACATATTCACCAACGCTATTAAACATTTTCGAATGCTTCCATCCCAATGGAAATCGTGCCATCTGTAAATCTAATTCACTATCATTGTTTGGTATTTTCATACATTGATTATACGTCAATACCCTCTGTCCGTAAAGTTATGTCTATTTACGTATTATTGTTTTGTTGTGTAACTATCTCTCCTCTTCTCAAGTTCAGTTATGACATTGTTTGGCAATTCGCCAATATGTAACAATAAATCTTGCCTTGTAATCTTTCCAAGTATAAAGAGTTTCATCCACTGTTGACTAATTGTTTTCTTTGAGACCATATTTTCTTTTAAGCATAAATACACGACCTCGAATAGTTTCTTGCGTTAACCATAAGCGTACTCCTTTTTCGAAATGCACATCATGATGACAACATTTACAAAGAGCAACAAGGTCTTCGAGCAATTCTTGATCTTTATTTTCATATGTAAGGTGATGTATTTCAAATTTCAATTTATCAGTTCCGCATATAAAACATTTACCACTGAAATGTTTACTCGCAAAGAACTGCTGTTTCACTGATTGCCAATGCGGAGATCTGACATAATCTTTATAAGTTTCTACTTGGATAGTTCCTTCGTTTGCGGGCTTCCACTTCAAATAATTACCAGAAGCTTTTAATCTTTCTGCGTTTGCTATTATTCTCTTGATCTTGTTTACATTCCTTTGCTTCTTATATTTCTTGATTCTTAATCCTGATTGTTTAGATTTATTATATAGTCTTGATTTATACATAGTCTATAATTTAGCAGACGGAGGGAAATTGCAATAGACCTCAAGAATGGGGTTGTTGCAGAATGCCAACGTTCTTGAGTACTTTAAGCACAACTAAAGAAGACAGAGAAACTAAGCCATTTCTTGCCTTCAAACAGAAGTACGCTATCACAAGTTATTAAGGAACACATCTATATAGACTGCTTATTTCCGGTTTCATTAGCGGACGGGTGGGTCGACAATGAGCCTCGGGTATACTGTAGGGGTCATAGAGTGAACTATGTAGGGAGGGGTAAACTGAACCATCTCATACAATATTACGAATTGAGATGCACCTAGTAGGACTTGGCTTTCGCTGTTTCCCATAAAATCTATATCATATGTATAAACTCAAGCGAAATAGCGAGTTGTTTATATAATATAATATGATTGGTAACACAAAAGCACTATGCTCTTGGGTGGGTGCATAAACTATAAAAGATCATTGTAGTTAATCCACCCAAAAACGCAGTGCTCTTAAAGAGATCGTCAATCTTTTATAATAGTTTTATGCGCATTCATTATGCCTCCTCTTTTCTCAAAAGCAAACAGAAAATGTTATAATTACTTTTCTTGATTAAATGCTTGCTTTATTTTCATTCTTGATGCATAATGAAATTACTTTATACCGTAATACCATAGTGTATGCAAAATGTCATTATAGATGATGTGTCGAAGCTCGAAGCAGAGAAAATGTACCGAGTAAGCCAAGTCAAAGGGTTGTTTAATCAGCCGCATCTTGTTGTTCAGTCGCTCTTTAAGATCCAGCCAGATGTCAAAAAGGGAAGAGTAGAGAAAGTTCCACCTGAAAAGTCTAGCAGGTACTTCTTGAGCGGCGCAGCTGTTCAGCGAGTGCTTGCCGAGTACAACGCAAAGCAATAGCAGGAAGTTCTCTATTTCTTATAATAATCATATCATATGACCCCCTCAGTCAACGCTCCAGCATTCCGACAGTTTCTCCAGTTCACCAAAGATAGACACGAAATATACATTAAGAGATCGCAGGGTCAGCCAGCTCCTTGGACAGCTGATCCTGTTCTTCAAGAATTCAAGTTTTGCAATATTTATAGAGAATTAGACAGAGGGACGGCGTATTTCATCAATGAAGTAACAAAACAAGAACGGGCCGATGATAATAGCGGGCTTGTAATGTCTATAATTTACCGTCTTGTAAACAATAGGCTCTTCTTTGAGTATATTGGCGGGATACCGGAATTAGGTTGGGATATGAGTGCTGTTGTTGAAGGTGCTCGGGTGTATAGCAAACAGTACGGCACATTCGTTGGTGATTCTTATATGGCATTTGCTTGTAGCCGCAAGGGCGAAACAAAGGCTGATTCGTTAGCGAGAGTGTTGGATTGGCTAGAGGTTAATTTTGCTGATTGGCATTCCGATGTTTATTCAGTTGCGGACAGCCCGGAAGAAGCACACAAGGCACTTTGCAAAATCCCCTACGTTGGCCCATTTATCGCCTATGAAATCATCTGTGATATGTTCCTGATTAATGAATTAGAAGATTTTAGCATTAATGACTGGACGAATATTGGCCCAGGGGCGAAGCCTGCTCTCGGTATTCTTTTTCCTTGCAGTTTGTCGAGCCAGATGGATCAGATAAAAGAAGTTCAGAGATTACATAATGAATCAGATTGGCCATATGAGCCGCTGAATCTTAGAAACATTGAGCACAGCCTGTGTGAGTGGAGAAAGTATACCAATTTACAACTAGGAACAGGGAAGAAAAGAAGATATATCCAACAATAAAACCCAATTATTATGTGTGCAATTATTGGGATATTTTGCCCAAAACCAGAAAAAACTACTCAAAAGATACTCGATTCCCTATTGCGGCAGTCTCAAATTAGAGGCAAGCACGCCACTGGAATTTCGTATGTCTTTGGAGATAATGAATTGATGACCATTTCAGCATCGCTCCCTAGCACGGAATTACTACCGCTCGGAATGGAGATTCCCGAAGAATTGCCGATGTCGATTATTGGCCACTGCCGATATAGCACAAGCGATCTTGAATATAATCAACCGATTGCCACAAGCAGAGATTCGATTGTTCATAATGGTGTTATAACACAAAAAGATCCGAGCCTATGGAAAGATGAATTTGGATATGAATGCCAGACGAAGAATGATTCTGAGCTTATATTACGAGCCATAGAATCAGGAGAACATCCGCTGATAAAGTTTTCTGATTCAAGCATCGCAGAAATTCACCTCGACAGCGAAGGCGTTATGCGATTCTACCGCAATGCAGCTCGGCCTCTCTGGTGGTGCGAATACGAGAATTCCTATATCGTTGCAAGCACTAAAGATATACTCAAGAGATGCTTCGAGGATTTACTAGGAACAACAGAAAGCATAGAAATGTATAAATGTAGTCCTGGCGTAGAGTATTCAGTATCAAAAGGAATTCTTTCTCAGCGGCGCATTACACCCACAGGAGAAGATCGGCAAAAGGATCTCGGCTGTTCTCACTATTATAATATTATACACAATGATTGATTATCGAATTCAGGGTCCAAAAATACGAAGGGATTATTTCGATCAATACTTCAATTGGTCTCTCAGGTTCTACGACTGCGACTCTTCATTATTCCTTTTGAATTACATTCACACCAGAATGGAGCTCAATATAGAACAGCGCTATTGGGTTGCGTGGCTCTATGGTAATACCTATCAACTCGCTACAGCGTGGGTGATTGCTAATGAATTCCCCGACTTTGAGAATGTCGACCTCGACAGGCTCACCAAGTGGAATAATGAGAATTACAAAAGGCTTCGATACCAGTCGGACCAAAAGTGGCAAAAGGGGCATCTTCCTAAGATGTTCGAATCCTATCGAGCTGCGGTTGCCCCATACGGAACTCAGCAAAAATTGTTTGAAACAATATGCAATTCCCAAGATCCATACACAAACTTTGATTCATTATATTCATATACCAAGAAGCATTTCTACAAGTTTGGCCGATACTCATCTTGGTTCTATCTTCAGACGCTGAAAGAAACATGCGGCCTTAACATCTCTCCAAGAGATCTTATATTGAACGAAGACAATACACACACTCAGCGCGCAGGATTATGTTACATTCTGGCAAAAGACGAGCTGGCAGGTGACAAGAAGCTCTATCGCAATAAAGAAATGGTAAGCGAAATGAATGCGATCGCAAGCGATATTGTAAACCAATTCAATACGAAGTATCCGAATCTAAAATGCGATATGTTCCTCCTTGAAACGTGTCTCTGTGCCTTCAAAAAGACCTTCAGAAAACGAAAAGGCCGCTATCTCGGCTACTATCTGGATCGCCAATATGAAGACATTGTACAAGTCGAGAGCGATCATTGGCCAGGAATTGACTGGCAGCTGCTCTGGGACGGGCGTCGAGAGATTTTAGACTCTCGAACTATCAGGAGCACTGGAGTTCTCCAGCAAGATATGGATCACTTCACAGACACAGGCACCATAAAATATATCAATTATCTCAACGAATCATGAAAAAACTCTTCTTTGTAAATGGCACAAATTGCTCCGGAAAAAGCTCGCTGGCCAAGCATTTTCTGAATTCAGAGCCGGAAAAGATTGTTATCGAATTCCCAGAATATAAGACAGCCGCCACAGTTTGCCCTTCCTCCAATATGATCATCATCGGGAATTACTCGAAGAATGGGACTTCCGGCGGATGCGACACCATAAGAAAAAAGGCATACACCAACGATATGTTAAGAAAGCTGTGGGATAGGCCAGAAGACATCTTTATGGAAGGCTATATCATCGGCTCAAGAGTTTGGATTGATGATATCATTACTATCAAGAAAGAGTGCGGAGAGCGTGATCTTCGTTTTGTTACGCTTAATACCGAACTCGAAACCTGCTTTGCCCGTATTGAAAAACGAAGCGGAAAGACGAGAGAGCAGCTAAAAGGAAACGGAGCTAATGTGATTAGTGGGCACAAGGGAACTGTGCGAATATCGGAATGGGTGTCTGCCAATAGGCCAGAATTCAATCAGATTATTCTGGATTCAGAGCATATTCAATCCGCAGAATTATGCCATCAGCTAACCAACGCTTTATGAATATGAAAATACGAAAAATGCTCCCCGAAGAATTTGATGTTGTCTCAGCAATAGCAATTGCATCAAAATGGACAAAGGATCTCCCCTATATAACTCGGCAATGGGCAGGATACAACAACATAAGCGTTGCGGTTGTTGACGGCAGCATTGCTGCCTACGCATATTTCGTGGTCACAAAGTACCGAAATTATGTGAATCTCTATTGGATCGGTACTCATAAAGATTTTATGGGGAAAGGCCTCTCAAGAAGTATGATCGAGCATATAATGCAACAAGGAAAAGCTGCCAATAAGCAGTTCCTCAAATTCAAGATGAACAAGAAGAATGAGGCAAAGGCATATTATGAAAAGCTCGGGTTTTTTCCTTCAGGGGAGACAGAAAAAGAATATTTATATCAAATAACATTATCATAATATGAAATTAGTAGTGCTCGAAGGTTGCGACAATACAGGAAAAAGCACCGTTGCAACAAAACTGAAAGCGGAACTTGAATTGCAAGGTCTGCGAATCCATATTACTCACTGGGGCAAGCCGGAAGCCAAGAACCAGAAGGAGAATTATCTCTGGTGGATTGCGCAGACAGCAGGAGATTTGTCTAGCGATAGCGACGTTGTTATATGGGATCGTTCATTTATTGGGAATCATATTTACGGCACTCTCTATGGAGACCAGCCAACGCTCACATTTAACGAGATGATGGAGCTCCTAAATTATCTATATAACAATCATGTTTGGGAGATTCAAATACATCTATTGCAGGCCGATTATGAAACACTAAAGCTCAGGTTTGTATCTGAAAAAGAAGCGTATGTCCCAACAGAAGACATTACATACCTTCAGCACAAGTACAAAATACTCTTAGAGTATGTTCAGGCGATTAAGGATTTTATGCCTTGGCCTAAAGCGGAGGTTATCATTCATAAAGAAAATGAACCAATAAATTCAATTATCCTTAACATATCATCAACATTATGATCTCTTCTCCAGATATCAATGCTATCTACCAGCAACTCATAAAGGATCTCTTAAAGAACGGCATAAGCTCTGCCCCTAGAGGAAAAGGCGTTATTGAGCTCCCAAATGTTGGATTTATGCTAGAGAATGCAAGAAATAGTATTATCACAATCAAAAGCCGAAAGCTTAATTATGCGTATGCAGCAATCGAAATGTTTGGTCTTCTTCGGGAAGGCAAGATGAACGTCGAGCCTTACACCTGGTATAATAGCCAGCTGAAACAGTTCTTGAATCCAGAGCATAATACTTGGGATGGTTCGTATGGTAACCGAATTTATCTATATGATCAGCTCGAAAAGATGGCAGAGATATTGAAGGCAGATCCTAATTCACGGCGAGCAGTGTTGTCATTATATAATCCTGCTCACGACTTCCACGATTATGAGAGCAGAGATGTTTGCTGTACTCTCTCGCTCATATTCTCTATCCGTGATGGAGCACTGAACCTTACGTGCACAATGCGCTCAAACGATATTATGCTTGGTCTTCCGTATGACCTTACTCAATTTACATTTTTGCAATCAGTTTTGGCCACTTGGCTGGGCATTACCGTTGGCTGGTATTATCACTTCACTGCCAATCTTCATGCCTATGAAGAGCATTTTGATAAGCTCAAGGAGATTTCTGAAGACTCGGCGGTCAGTACAAAATGGGATACAATGCCGAGATGGGATTGTTCGGATGCTACCGAGACGAAACGGCTGCTTGAGCACTTCTTTGCCTATGATGGGTGCAGAAGACTAGGGCATAACAATGTTGTTTGTCCTAAATCTAGCTTTTTGTCACAGTTAGATGAAAAAGTCTTCAAGCCCTATGTCACAATGAAGCTTAATAAAGCTAAGTAAAATACATTTGCCTTTTGTTGCAAGACGATGTATAATGAATTCGAAAGTAAATCATATTATTATCATATTATGCAAAATCCTACCGATGTCCGCTGCCAAATCATTTATCCAGATGGATTTAAGAGTGGGATATTCAGCTCTGATAAACTAAACGATGCCGAGCGTATGGCACAAGTAGAAGAATTTACGCTTGCGGCGCAATTCGGTTGTTCTCCTGAAGATCTCAAAAGAAAAGTAGAACTGCATTACTATGTTTCTGGACAACCGGATTCTATTAAAGAACTGGTGTGGTCAGGTAGTGAATTTCGAGGCCAGCGTATCAAACGCTAGATCCCTATATCATCATATTATATTATATAACTCAATCATATTATGATTCATCGTTCCGCTCAGTGTCCACAGTGTGGATGCCGCACACAGTCAGAGGAAGTTGTCCGAGATTATTTCGATCCTGCCAACCCATACGGGCATGGCCAGCAGATTGAAATTCAGCAGATTTGCACCAATCATGAGTGTGACTTCGTTGGAGTCAATCAGTTGCAGTTCGCCTAAATATCATATCATATAAAGACCCCTTCCATCTATGGAACCTCCTCGATCACTCATTACCAGAGAATTCTACAAGCCTCGTGGTGCTAAGCATCTCCGCTATACGTTCACCGCTACGCCAGATGTTTTAATGTGGGACAATGTTGCTGATGATACGCTCCGCAACTTGTTCTTATACCTCAACCAAATTTTCATTATCGGCGAAGAGTTACCGGAAGTATACGAATCCTCATCCCAAGCGCTTGCTCCAATTCCTTCGAAAATCGAACCATGCCATGGGCACTATCTTACAGGTTACGGATTCAAAGGAGTTGGGCAGAGTTATAATGCGCATGTTGCCGTTCAAGATTGCTTAGCCCGCAATGATTCTAACTTTGTTGCCTACGAAGTGCCTGTCTGGGCAGAACCGCATGAAACTGGAAATGGTGCATTCTGGCACGGTTATATAGATTATGTTGCCCTGATTCCGCAGGAAGATGGCACCGTTAAAATCCTCGTGGCCGATTACAAGCCGAACGCTGCCAAGGAAAAGCACGCACATGTCCAAGTCTACCGCTATATGGTGATGCTCGCACGCAGAACCAAGATCCCATTATCACAATTTGAAGGTGTCTATTTCGATGAAAAACATGCCTTTAAAATATATCCATAACCCCATTTTACTATGGCTGAACAAGCCCAAATCACGGAAGCAGAAGTAGTTACCGCCGTTCCACCGAAAGTCAAGAAAGAGGATGTCGTTCAGGTTGATTCAGATAGAGTTAAGGCGACGAGTCTCATCAAGAAGTACCTTGATGAGGATCAGATTGCCGACTTCGCATCTGTTCCGTTCCACTATAAACTCGCCGCATTGCAAAAGACTCCAGATAAGTTTGTTTTGTCCCGCAAAATCGGAGGCAATGAAATTTGGTATGTCTCTCACCAGTACGCAGAGAAGGCGTTGAACTTTGCCTTCAATTTCCGGGTTTCTTCTGAGATTCTCAACCACTCACTGGATACGAAAGTTCAGAAAGTCAATGTACGAGACGCTGATGGCCAGAGCGTCCAAGAGGATCGAATCACTCATATTGGCGCAGCGCACGTCAAGTTCACATTCACGCTTCCCGATGGCGGCACTATTGTCCGCACGGTCGTCAGTTCTCACAAGGCATTCAGTAATCGTGCGACTACGGCAGAAGACGCACTCAAGTCTGCAGTTAGTAAGGCATGGACAGTTGTAGCCCGTACCTTCGGTATTGGCACAGATGTCAACGATGAAGATGATGTCGTCGAACCTTCAGGCGTAACACAGAAGCGCGCCGCTCCTGTTGGATCCTCAGAAGGTGGTACATGTGCAGAGTGCGGCAAAAGCACTGATGCAAAATGGAAGAAACAGTGCTATGGCTGCTACAAGAAGGCCAACCCAAGAACTTAATTATATTACTATAACAATCTTATGAATAATCACATTATTGATCCCCAAGTCCAACTCCAGGAAATCTCTGTCCAAGTACAGGAATTACAAGATCAGGCGCAGCACATATCTATCCAGAGCGATTATGACGTTGCTATGGCAACGGAACTCCTAACCCAAGTAAAAGGCAGAAGTAAGGCAATTGAGAACCTCCGAGTACTCATTGTCCAGCCCCTCAACGACCAAGTGAAGAAGATTAACAATATGTTCAAGAGCCAGATCGAGCCGCTGGATCGCATTGAGGCAGATGTCAAGCGAGCTATTGTAGTCTATCGTTCTATGCAGGAAGCGATCCTTAAGAATGAGCAAGATAGACTAGAGAAAGAGCGCCGAGACGAAATGGAGAGGCTCGAGAGAGAGCGGATTGCAGCAGCAGAAGCGAATGCCCCACTGGAAGAAATACAGGCAATAGAGGCAAAGCAGGAGGACGTAGCACTGAAGCCTGTCACCATTGAGCCAATGCATACTTCCGTCCGCAGCACCTCTGGATCAATGTCCGCCAAAAAAATCTGGAAATTCGAATTGACAGACGGTGAACAAGTACCACGGGAATATATGATGGTGAATGAAACTGCCATTAGACGTGCTATTCTCGACGGAGTCAGAGAAATTCCCGGTGTCCGAATTTATCAAGAAGAATCTATATCAATCCGTTAATCCAACCCCATTTTATGAACAGTTACACAACCGACTCTATCCATATTGCCGCAACTCTCCTATCCTTTGGTTATGAGCCAGAGATTGAGATGGTTACCGAGAAGAAAGCGTCATTTACATTTGAACTTACCGAAGACTTGCAAGACAAAACCCGAAGATATAATCTTCACGGCGAAGATGCTCTACTTGTTCGCCCACAAGACCTCTTCAATGCTTGGACGTCTATCCGTGGCAAGATTGCCGAAGTGCCACGGCGCATTCAAGTTACTGGAAGCATCCAAAAGAAAATGGACAGAATTTCGAATCTTATTTAGTTTATATTTATAATATTACATCACATGAAGCAACTCAAACGGCAGGTGGAATCCTGCCTCATCAACTATCCACAATCCCGTAATTCAGATATCACTCTCACAATACTTGTGTGGCAGCGATACCATCAAGTTGGCGAAAGCCTCGACGTGGGGCAACTCTACTACCTGCCAACGCAGGAGAGTGTTAAGCGTTACCGAGCGCAATTTAACCAGTACGGAAAATATCTTCCGACCGATCCGGAAGTGGCAAAGGCAAGAGGAGTGAAGATCGCCGAAGTTCGTCAAGATTTAGGCTACGAAGACAAACAATCCATAACCACACGCAACTATGAATCGCAGAAACTATTTTAGTTGGATAGAGGATATTATGGAGGTAATGTCCAGCGGAAAACCTTATGATAAAAACCGCTTAGCAAAAGCCCTGAATATGCCTTCGCAAGCCCCTTTATCGAATGGCCCAGGTTCACACGCCTTAGCAGCATTGGTAGAAAGTGGAAAGTTAATCAAAGAAGGCCGCGGATACCGGATAGTCAAGAATGAGTCCTCAGTTGTGCCCCTCTCCCTATCGGAAATTGATATGACGCTTCAGTCAACACTTGACGCATTCGTAAAGAATGTTCTGATTGTGGTAAGTCAGCAATATGAACGGGATAGGGCAAGGCAAGCTAAGGCACTTTCTCAAGCTGAAGCAAGAATTTCTGAGCTTTCGAGCGAACTAGCCACAGTGAAGTTCAACAAGAACTTCCTCCCGAATATTCGACAATCTATCCAAAATCATCAGTAAAATGCTTTACTTTTGATGCAAAACGGAGTATAATGAAGTTACAATCAATTATATCATATAACCCCCACTCACATGGAAATACCTCGCAAGGACTACTTCCTTGCCGCTCTCCTCACTGCTATTCTTCTAGTCGCAGCAGCACATGGAATCTTAGACTAGAAACTGTTTCGTACCTTAACATTTCGGATTGATGATGGCGGCCTGTGAGCCGTTCATAAGTGGGACGAATGCTAAGCGATAAGTGCCTTCACCACTGAAGTCACCATCAGCGTTGATCGTAATCGACGAGCAATAGCCTGCAAGTCAAACCTTGCTCATCAATCCGAATTACTAGGGTACGAAATACCTCATTTATTCACTCAATCACTCACAATGGAAACACAAACATCTACATTTAAACAGTACAGTAAAATCATTCTCATTATCTTCGCTATCACAGTCACTCTAACCTCATTTATGTATGCCTTCTCTTCCTCAGCTCAAGACAAGATCGCCGAAGAAGTCACCAACCTCACGCAGCAAATCGCTCAAAACTCCGCTAAATGGGAGGACGCGAGCAAAGAAGTTGACCGACTCAACGCTCTCATCGACGCACAAGCCAAGTTACAAAACAAAGCGCAGTCCGATAATCTTATCCTCAAGAACAAGCGATTTGAACTCGAAGGAAAGCTTACAGAAGCTTACAAGACACCAGCAAGACGAGTTGTTGCTCCAAGTCCTGTCCCAAAAAGCCAGCCGACCGAATAGCCTCGGCAACGGCAGAAAAGAAAACGATTATACCCCTCACGACTTCTTCGGTAATTGTAAAAACCCCGATAATCAACCCCACCAATGCTAAACCTAAAACAATTCGCCGCCTCAATGTTGGAGCAGATAACAACGAGAAAGTCCAGTACGCCTATTCCCTTGGAGGATTCGACTTTGTGTTGTTACTTCATGCGGAATCAGGCGCATGGGACTTCAAAAAGCGACATGATATTGCATATGTGCGAAAAGGAAAGCGGTACTATGACTTCGGGTTGTGTGGTGTCTCAAACTACTACCACCCAGAAATCGTCAATGACCCAAGATTCTTTACTGATTGGAAATGGCAAATGCAAGAGTGCCACAAACTATATAAGGGTGGAACCACCTTTTACGGAGCAAAACATCTCAAGGCAGATCCAAAGTTTAAACGATCAATCGTTAAGCAATATGTATTCGAGCAATAGATCACATCAATCACTTTAATAATTTTTAATCTTATCTTTATGGCAGACAAGAAATATAAACTTACATCAGAAAACAAAGTATGGTGCGGGATAACGCTTCACAGAATCGAAGCAACTGAATCGTTTGGCGATATATCAAAAGGTGACAAAGGTGGTTGGATTGAAAAAGAAGAAAATCTTGATCGGGTCTCTGGCAATGCTTGGGTCTCTGGCAATGCTTGGGTCTATGGCGATGCTCGGGTCTCTGGCAATGCTTGGGTCTATGGCGATGCTCGGGTCTCTGGCGATGCTCAGGTCTATGGCAATGCTCGGGTCTCTGGCAATGCTCGGGTCTCTGGCAATGCTTGGGTCTATGGCGATGCTCAGGTCTATGGCGATGCTTGGGTCTATGGCAATGCTCGGGTCTATGGCGATGCTTGGGTCTATGGCGATGCTCGGGTCTCTGGCAAATTAAAATTATCGCTCGGATTTTTCTTTGGCCTTCGATATAAAAAAGAAGAAATTAAGTATATAAAGGTCGATGATGATTGTGAAATTGTGTGCAAGGGAGATATTAAAGTTGATGAAGACGTTGAGGAGCCAAGTCTCTCGGGACAAGAGGTCACAGTAACAGTAGGGAATAAGACGTACAAAGCAGTCATAAAATAGGTTCCTTAACAATTCTCAGTTCTATGGAGCGATAGAGTGCGTCGTAAAGAAACGTAGCCAATGGAGGATGAAAAGGCCTGAAACATACGCGTGGCTAAAGCACCACGGAGGTAGACCCCATGCAACGTGACTATACGAGTAAGTCGGTGCAGTCGCATCCACTCGTCAATTCGTTGCCATTCTATCGTTCTACTGAGCTGAGAAGCTCAAGGGCTAACTACATCACCCTATAAACGATGAAGGAAAGGCTAGGGAGGTGATAGCTGAATATCGAGGCTTTGATCGGCAATAATATGAAAGCTGTTACTCTCTTAGAAAGGGGTCGTAGGAGCGCGTTGAATACAAAGAATAAGACGTGACTCGAAAGAGACAATTTACCTCCTACGACCTCAATCAATACAATTAACAACACTTTTATGTTCACTATTCTTCTCATCCTTTGGCTCATACAAATACCGCTCGCAGTACTAACATACGCTGCTGACCTAGCATACTTTCAAAAACAATATCCCACTATTAGGGACGCAAGAGAGGATGTCACTAATGCTGTGTTGTATGGAATTTTATCCCTAATCCCAGTGATTGGTTTTGCTGCTGTTATCGCAGTTTTTACCTGCTCTAGAGCTTACATGCACGGCTTTCTATTTAAACCTCTACCTGATAACCAATAACCCACTATGAACACACCAGCAGTAAAAGTAGGCGACGAGTACTATGTTGAAGTAGAATACATATCAGATTTTAATGAAGACACAGCCTTTATCAAAATAGATGGATATAACGTTTCGCCTCCAATTTGTATAGAAAAATCAAGACTTTTACCCATCTCCAAGCCCGAAGAGAAGCGGGATAGGTGGGATTATACATCAGTTTTCAACGAAAATAGACTTACAGATATGGGGAAGGAAGGCTGGGAATGTTATGGAGCTCAAGGGTGCTACCCAAGCGAAATGATTTACTTCCTCAAACGTAAAATTAACTAACCTCTATGAAAAAACTCACCAAAGCAAAGAAGTTTGCAGCAATCAAGGATTTATTCGACAATGGGAAGATATTGTACAATCCAAAAGGCAAGAAAAAACTCACCACAAAGCCAGAGAAGAAGCCTAAAGGCATGACACTGAAACAGCTCAAGCAATCAGCGATAGATAGAGGCCAGTTACAATGGGAGCCTGAAAAAGGTAAAAAGTATTGGACACTTGGGAGTAAGTGGAGACCTATTCTTTGGCAGTTTCAGAAGCCTATGGCCGATCTCGATATTTGTTTCCGCACCAAAGCATTAGCTACTCAGGCAGCGAAAGCTATTCGTAATCTTTTAAAACAACTACCACATGATTAAACTTCGCGACGGAATTACATTCATAAGATCGGATAATGAAAATCACCGTATCGTCCAGACTGGAGAACTTGCTTTAAACGGTAAGCTTGGCGACTACACTATTACAAAAATCACGTTCAGAACCATTCCTATTAGTGGAAACGTGAAGCAAGACGAATGTGTTGTCGAGTGTGAGCAGTGGTATGACAATGGCAACTCGTTTAAAGAAGATGAACTTTTGAAGGCGAAATTCATAGCAAAACTTAATTAACCCAACTTTGTATATGACCCCACTCGAAGAACTCAAATCAATCATCTACGAAAAACTACCAGAGCTGAAGGAGCTGACGTTTGGGTGCTGGGTTCAGAAAAAGAGCAAGAAGTATTTTGTCACTTACGCTGAACGCGACGATGAGTATATCTTAGTATCTGCCAAGTCTAAGAATGCGATGACCGTCACCAATAGAACGTGGCTAGTTAAAGATATAGTAATCCTCGGCCATCCGATTCAACTTCATCACGTGTTGAGGGTGATAGGCGGAGGATACGCCGTAACTTCGTATGGCCAATTCATCAAGGACATGAACTGCTGTGGCGAATTTTCTGAACTTGACGCTCAATGGGACTTATCCAAAGGCCTCTCAGGGCAATCTGAACCGACTTTAACATTTTTACTCAACTTACTTACATAACCTATGGAAAATCTCGAAAAATACGTCACCTCTCTCGAACTCAGCAAGAAACTGAAGAAGCTGGGAGTGCCGCAAAAGAGCCGATGGTACTACAAAACTACCGATGTAGGGCAATGGCACGCAGGAGAATCCCTGTCTCTTAAGAATGGAGAAGTTCAAGATCAGCAGAAGCCGATAGAGCCATACTTTTTTATGCCAGCTCATTTGACAACGGAGGATGATTTAAGCCAAGACTATATTTACTCTGCCTTTACTACAGAAGAGATGAACCTAGCACTAAACGAATCACCGCTATCAGAAGACATGTCTTCCCAGAACGCACTCGCTAAGCTTCTAATTCTCGCAATCGAAAATAAGATTTTTACCCCTTCCACATGCACCTAAAATCATACGATAAAATCACTCTTGAAAACAATAAAATGTTCCTGCACGTGAAACTCGGCTTCAGCGAAATAAAGGTCAACGTAACGAACGTTTTTAAGCTCGGACATGAAGTTGCTGAGTTTAGAATCACAAAAAAGGAAACCAAAGAAACTGTACTTTTATCAGACTTCTCCTAACCATCCCTTGTATGCCCCCACCACAAAACGACACCATAAATGTATGCAAACACAACTGGCCATTATCAAAAGTAGATATATGCCCTGAATGTTATCCACAAAACGCCAAGAACGAACAGGACTGGAAATCTTTAGACAATGAAACTATAAGAGCGGCAAAATTCTTCACATCCCAACTCAATAAAGGGTGGACAAACGAAGAAGTGAGCCAACAGGTTATCGGCTCGTATGGATACAAGGTTTACTTCAGCTTAATTCAATCCTTTAGAAGAACACTCAAATGAAGAACTGCCTCACTATAATTTTACTTCTCGCCATCTGTTATGCCTTCCTTGTAGTCGGCGTACGTGGATATTAACCAATTGAATATGCTCAGTGAAGAACAGAAAGAGAATCTTGCCGCCATCCAGCACGCCTTCTGCTGGACAGAAGCGGAATACGAAGTCGTTGAGGGGCTGATATCGGAAGCTATCCTTTTAGACCGTGTACAGACACGAGAGAAGGCGGATATGTTTACCCAACAAGAACTTGAAGACATCCTTGCCCTCATGGAGGTAGTTCTCGATGAAGATTTGCTCGATTCATCCGACATAAACTGTCAGCTTGGACATGGTAATTTTGAGCTTGAATATAAGGTAGATGACGCGTGGAAAGCCTTAGGCTATATCAAGAAAGTAAAATCCCTCCTACCACCTAACCCACAAGCTGAATGAGAAAAATACATAATTATGACACTACGCTAGAAGAGCTATTAGATTGCCCATTTTGTGGAAGCGAGCCAGTAGCTTTCTTACAAGGGAATGAACATACGATGAGAATAAAAATCACCGTGAAATGTCCGAGGTGCCTAGTTCAAAGAACAACAGGGTCTATTCACGGAGAAATCGAATGGCTAGAGGGGAAAGCAATTGCTCTTTGGAATAATAGAACACCTTTAAAATCTAATTAACCCCTTACCATGACCCTCCTACAGAAACTTGCACAATGGTGGATGCGACTAGAATGCGCCATATTCGGACATTACTGGTACTCAGATTACAGCGATATTCCGCTACATAATCAAGAGAATGATCAGTGTCTAGACTGCGGAAAAATGCGTAAATCTATCAAATAACCCAATAACAATCTATATTTTGCGTGGAGGTGTGGCGGAAATAGATAGACGCTGAAAAGTACCGCCCCCGTTGGCGGAACGCTTGAGAGGGCACTGCAACGTGACTAAAAACGGATAGCTTGCGATGATACTACGACTCGCAATCATAATGCCCGTCAAATCGTTGCCACCTCCACACAGAATATACAATAACCCAACCCTATGCCCACCCCAATACCATGTACCTGTAAATGCCAATGTAACTTCGGTAAATTCGACATGGGAAGCACGATAAAGTACCGTTGCGACCGTTGCGACCCTAAACATGAAATACGAGCACCTAGGCTAGAAGAAGACCCAATACAACCGAAGGTGAAGACAATCTCAGAATGTGAGCTTAAAATCGCAAAAAAGATCGTAGAGCGAGGAGATGATCCGCAAGAAGCCTTCTTTTTTGGAACGTCTGCCGCACTCGCTTTATTTAAAACACTTGATGACTATACGGTTTTAATCAACGACCATGCCCAACAGATCGTTGACCTCAACAAAGAGATACTCGAACTCAGGGAAGACTACAAAAACCTATCTGAAGCTTTCGATGACCACGAGAGGTATACGGTATCGTTGGAAGAGAGGATTGAGAAGCTCGAAGCTTTACGAGACGAATAATAGGCGTAAAATATAACTATGCTCCTAAAGATTAAACCATTCTCGGTGAACGAAGCTTGGCGTGGGGCTAGGCGGTTTAGAACTGAAAAGTATAAGCAATATGAGAAACAACTTTTGCTCCTTCTTCCAACGCTCGATATACCAGCAGGGGATCTTGCGCTACGATTAAAAGTTGGATTTTCAAGCAGGGCTTCTGACATAGACAACGCAATCAAACCATTTTTAGATATTTGCCAGAAGAAGTATAATATCAACGACAAGCGATTCTTTTATGTCAGCGCCCTAAAGGAAATCGTTAAGAAAGGAGAGGAGTACATACTCTTTGATATAGGTACGATATGATAAACGAAACGCTTCCAATTAGAGACAAGCTCGTCCAGCTCCAAAGAGATCGTGTCATTACAATAGACCGATTTACTTACGGACTGAGCAGAAAGGCGGCCTATATCAATATTGACTTTGAAGTTACTAAAACTCACGAACAAGTCGTTCGGATATTTAACGGAAGTGATATTCAGGAAGCAGCTAATAAGGCTATGTCCTTTTTAGATCAGGTACAATAAAATCCCCTCTTTCCTTTTCCATATACATCTATCAGTCTTGCTGACGTATCTCTATGAGCGAGGAGAAGCGGAGACTCTATTTGCTAATTTGTCGATAAGGTGGCTTGAGATGTCTGATCGTCCGTATGTATTGTAGTTGTGGGCGAGAAAATCAAGCCAGAGATTACTATACCACGATTATTTAGAATGCACAAGAAAAAGGCCGCCATTGCTGACGACCTTTCCCACCGTAATGACCCTCACTCACGAAGTTATTACAGTGTCAGTATAGGATTTTTATTTGTTGGTCACAATAGGATTATCTCCTTTGTCTTTGTGTACAAGCTTAGGCTTGATCAAGCTCCAAAGAGCAAGACCGGCTACAATGACTTCTCCGAGTGCCTGACCTAGATCAGCGACAACTTCAACGAGACTTTGTTGGTCTACAGGGAAGGCTACGCCTACGAGAGTAAGTATTGCCATGAAGCCACTGACGATAAACGCCCAAGCTCGGCGGTTAGAAAGAAAGATAGCGAGTTTTTCCATACGAGAGATGGTTATAGGTTGAATAAGGAGGTAACAATTAGGACAGTGGAGGTAAGGTTTCATAATATCCAGATCGGCTAAGGGCTACAAGCTTTCGTTCAAGCGTAAGACTTCCGAACTTAGAGGTAAGGAATCCTGCCTTAATAAGTAAGAACTCATCAATAGGTGTTCCAGTGATAGACTTTGGGTCTTCTGTGCCCTTAATAACTCTGTACTTAATTGCTTTGTCCCAGTCATTGACTGCCCAAGGCGAAACCAACGTATGAGGATGTTCGACGTCTTGCTTGTAAGCGAAGGCGTACGCATTGCTTGAGAATACACCGCTTGCTACAAGGAGCGGAAGATTCGCTTTTGGAACCTTGTAGATGTTACGAGTACTTCCTTCTTTGTAGTAGTTGTCTACGATGGCATGGAGCTTTGTCTTATCCTCTTTGTCCTGACATATAGACAAACAATGCCAGTAATTCTGCTTATCGTTGAGCCTAACGAGGTCAAGCTTTCCGTCTTCCTTATCGTTGTTGTATTCAATATTTCCACCAAAACTACCAGTAAGCATATAACCTTTCTCAAAAGCATCTAACGCCTCTTGAGAGTTGAGCTGAATACAGAACGTCATAAGTTCTTCAATAGTGAAACACTTTCGATTGACGTATACGCCTGAGCTCACATATCCACCAAGACCAGGTGTTGCCGATTTGATAGGCCAGTCTTTAGGTGGATTAAGAACGAGTGCCCACATCTTCTTGAGCTCTTCAGTAGTGAATCGGTAGCCTGTAAGAGCAGAGACATTAGTTGCTGGGCCGTGAATAGTACAAGAAACGCCATCAACAAGTCCTTGATGATATTGAATCTCATTATCCCAGAATGTGTGACGTGCTCGTGGTAATACTACTTTACCGGCTACGAGCTGGTACTCTGTTTCTGGAACAACTTCTTCTAGTGCGCCAAAGTAGCCTTCAGGAACGGTGTTTTCCATAAATAAGTGGGGTTAAGAGATTGTTTCTGAAACATTGATGCAAGAGAGAAAGAATGACGGATCACTACCGCTACCATTGTAGCCAGCTAAAGCAAGACCCATGTCTACAGCTGCTGGTATGTTTGTCGTGATGGTCGCCATAAGTGTTCCATTATAATAGAACTTCGCCGATGTTGAGGATATATACTCAATTGTAAATACCTTTTTAACTTGTCCAGGATCAGCCATTAAATCTGTAGCCGTTACTGCTGCGTCATCAGCGCAAATGGCATATATTCTTCCATTGTAGTGAGCAAATCCGATTCGTGCATTTACATCTGTAATGTCTGCCGCTCCTGAGGCGGTGCTAGTTGCAGCGTTTCCGAAGCCATGATACCACCACTTGTCCCCTCCTGCCGCTGGCGTTACGCCAACGGAAGTTTCAGCCGGTATGAATATATATGCAATCGTGAAATCTATTCCGTCGTTATATTGACAAACCGCAATTGAGGCAGATTGACCTCGAATGGCCGAGGCAATGGCGTTTGCTGTCGCATTTTGCATCTTTACACCATTTGCCAATCTCGTCTCTCCTGCTGTCGCAGTCCAACCTTCATTTGAACTTGGGTGTAACGTGTAACTGAATTTTGTGCCAAACGTATTAAATGTGTTTGGCACATAATCCTGAATCAATGGACGAACTTCAGCTAAACTTGTCGGGATTGAACTCATTATTTGGAAATTCGTTCCGTCGTACTCAAGTTCGACCTCTTGCCCAGATGTGATATCCCCAGCATCCAGATCTGTGCTGACATTCTTTTTGATTGCCTTCGCTGCTTGTCCGTTTATGGCGATTGTACAAGCACCGGTGTTTGTAAAGTTTGCACTAAAGCGAACCTTTTGATTTGCGGCATATGTAGGTAACTGGCTATCAATTGTAAGCAAATATGCATTTGCTGAGCCGGTAGAAGTCGCTCGATCCCCTGCCATCACGAGCAAGTCTTTTCGAAGATTGTTGTACTCACTCGCCAACGCATCTGCGCCTGCTACTACTATTGCTGAATTCATAGTTTATGATTAAGGAACATAGCTGAAAGTTAGTTCTACTGTCACAGTGAGTGTTTCCGAAGCTGAAACTGTTACGTTGACCACCGTACGAGAATAGAGGATTCCTGAGTTTGCCGCTGCGCTAGCTGTTGTTGTATTCCCATCTCCGAATAAGCCAAACTCTCTGTGCGTTCCAGTAGCCTCTCCTGCAGCGAATAAGACCGCAATGCTAGCAACTCCACTTGAAGCACTATTACGCGAACTCTGCGCCTTCCTAGCTACCTCTGTGCCGAGCGTAGTATTTCCTGCGGCTGCTGCTGTTGCATTACTTCCAACTGCAATATAGAGATTGTCTCCAATGTCTTTAGTAATTGCAGTGCTTGCAAATTGTGCGGCGATAGTTTCTAGGGCAATGGTTGGAACCAGGTTATGCTTTTGAATGCGATTCCTGAGTTCACCTGTCTCCGAGTCTCTAACTTCAAATGTCCAGATGTTTCCAAGTCCAGTTGTTTTGTTGCTTTGTATAGTTTTTCCCATAGTTTTATTATACGGCTGTTACGAGAGTAAGTAAAAAGTTTATCCCCAAACGAACAAGTTCCATCGTGCCTCCTTTGTTCCGCTAGGAGCCCATTTGAATGGAGGCAAGACAACATCACTTGTTGCAGTATCGTGCACGCCAACCTCATCTGATTGAATCTCTCCCCCTTTCGTATAAGATGCCAAATCTGTCACTCCAATAGTTTCATAGGTGTCTTCAACATTCTCCACAATCTCGTCTTCATTAACGTCAAGCTTTCTGCCCTGCTTCAAGAGCTGTTGAAGGAGTTCCAGCATACCGAATTAGAGGCTTGAACACGTCACAGAGTAGATGTTTTCACCTTCCTCGAATTGCTTTGTTTTAACAGATTGAATAACGAACGATTGATTTATGCTACGTGAGCTCGATGTTGTGTCCTTAATACTGATAAGTTGTCCTGCCTTGAGCCCACTCACCGTAGTATCGAATGTGGCAGTGATAATTACGTTCGAGTATTTATTAAGGACGGACTTAGCCATTGCAATTGCCTCTGTCCTTGACTTGATTGTCCTATCAATAATCGGTTGCCCATCAAAGATTCCGGTGCTGTGCCCAAGCGTCGTCTTCATTCTCGTTATAGAGGTGTTTTCTGAACGCTTGACGATAATGGGTAACACTTCGTTGTACCTAAACTGTAAGAACTGGCCGTCAGAAAGAGTTGCCGTCGTTTCGGCCGCACGTATCGACTTCTCATTGAAGTTGCTCATATAGTCATTCCCAGCCTCTGTGTCCAACCCTTCAACACCCACCACCGTAGCACTGAAAAAACTGATGGTATCTCCGTTTGTCTGGCTCGCAACTGTGTTAACGGTGAAGTTGTCGGCGTCCACCTTTGTAATCTGTCTGACGGCGTTGCTACGCGATCTATTGACAATGTAGTCGTCTGTCAGCAGACCGTGAGCGGTAATCTTAATATTCGTTGTATTTGTCCCAACTTCAGCAGCGTGCGTAACCGTGTTGTTGTCCAAGAATACCTCTAAATTCTTAAACCTGTTTTTCATAATCCATTCCCTTACAACCGAATCACCTTCTTTGACTTGGTTATAGAAAGATGTACTCGTTTCGTCTCCACCCTTCACCTTCTGGCGGTTAATAAGGCGGGACGTGTCGTATGTAATTTGAAGATTGTTAAAGTTCTTCGAAGTCTCGGTAAGCGAGAATGGAGCCACGTTAACAAGCTCATCGAATAAGTGGATATTGCGGTCATAATCAATATACCAGTACCAAGAAAGCTCGTCTGAAATACGTTGCATAACTTCGACCGGTTTTGTTTCTGATACCCTGAAGTCGTCAAATGTAGCAGAGGTCTGAACGTATGGATAATGCCTGAAGTATTGCTCTTCCAAGAATCTGAATCCATCGAACTTAATTGAACTACTTGCTGTTTCTGTTACTACAATTGCGATGTAATCCACGGCTGTCCAAACCGGAGTACCAACTTTTGTACCGTCGGTCAATTTAAGCCCTTCGAATACCCAAGAGTTACTCGTTGGCGTAATGGTAAATCTCATATAGTTCGTTGAGTCTGAACCAATGCGCACCTGGAAACTTGCTACCTTGGTATAGTCGGTACACTTGTACCAGAATCCAATAACGCCTTTTGTCGGATCTCCGCTTGCCGCTCCAGAGAACTCCGAGACGTCTGTAGATGCTGGAGTAGCTGAGAATGTCGCAGTTCCTGCCGCAAACGTCCAGTTCATCAATCCGCTCGACGTTCCTTCTTGATAGTCCGAAGTATCGACAGTCGGATTTGTGCCGTCTCCTGACTCGATCCATTCAGCTTGAATGGCGGTATTGTCTGCATAATTCATCTCATCAATCTCCTCATTCCTATTGATTGTACTGTTGCAAAAGCTGTTCACAATGTACCTCGAATCCTTGTCTGTGAACGTGTCATTGACGTTCGCTTTGTTGAAAATGACGGTATAATCAGATGCTGAAATGGAGTAATCAAGGTTTACAAGCAGCGCATCGTTCTTGTCCTTTACCTGTGTAATATGTCCTGCAAATAACTTAGTTCCTGCCAATTGCCCAACCGTTCCATCTGCTCCAGCTGGCGTCACAGTAAGTTGAACCTTTCCCCCCGACGAAGAAATGCTCGTTATAGTCTTATCCATTTCGCCAGCCTGACCAATATCGATAACAAGTGTATCTCCAACCCGATAGTTACCAGTAACCTCATTAAGAGAGTATAGATAGTCTATAGTAATTGTTGTCCCGTCTTTCGATAGTATATTGAATGCCTCGTATACTTTAACTTCATCATAATCCGAAGGCTTATTCCCAGATAACGTGAATGAAAGCGTATTGGCTTTTTCTTGAAGCTGATCTGTAATCGAAATAGCATTACGAATCAGATTTGAAGTCCGGTATGTGCCAGCAATAAATAAGTTCATTAAATTGAGCTTACGAGTTTGAGTCTGTTTACAATCATATCACCGAGTTCGCCTGCTGCATCGCTTCCGAAGACGCCGCTGATGTTGATAGTGATATTCTGCCCATTCATATTGCCTGCAAGATTTCTTTGTTGTGCCCGATTTAAGATAAGCTCTCCAGGAGTAAGCATAGCGGGAACCGTGTCACTATTTCCGATACCTGGAACAAATCCGCCATCCGCCTTTTTAATAGTCTTTGGAGCTGGAGTTGGTGTTCCCGTTCCATTTATTGCTCTTCCTGTTGAACCAAGAACATTAGCAAGATTTGCATACTCATCAAGCATTCTTTGAGTCTGGAACTTAACGTCTTCATACTGCTGCGCAAGTTGAATCTTCAAATCGCCAGTAACGTTTTTCATTCCCTTTACAAGCGCATCTTCCTTTTCTTTTGCAATCTTTAGCACTTCATCACGTGCACCGCGCTGCTCTCTCAATTCCTCTTTAATATTTGCCAGCTTTTCCTTAAATGCAATTGTAGCCTCTGCTCTTTCTTTTCTGAAGTTTTCAAGAGCAGATTCAAGTTCTGTAAGCTTACTCTGTCTCTTCGCTTCTGTCGCCTCTACATCAAATTGTTTTATAAGTGCAGCGTTCGTCATTCTTGCGCTTTGTTCTGCAGCAAGCTGAGATTGAAGATCTGAAAGTTCTTGTTGCTTCGACATATACGAATCGCCACTCGTATCCTTTATTATTTCTCTATTTTTTTCAGCAATATCTTGCTTGAGTTTAACTATCTTGTTCTCATTTTCAACAATAGCTTCTCCAACCTTCATGCGATCTTCTGATTCTTGTTTGCTAAAATCACCAATGAGAGATGCAAGGTCTTTATTAAGATCTGATATTTTTTCGCGAACCTTAGATACAGCTGCGTCATATTTTTCACCTAGCTTTTGAATGTCTGCGATCATTGTGTCGATTGCACTCTTGTGAGTCTTGGCGGCGCCTCCTGCTCCACCTCCAATTGAGTTCTGATCTTTGTTGATACTTGCGTCATTTTTATTGCTTGCCTCGGTCATAGCGCCAAACACAGGCTTCATGAAATTCAAGCCCTCTTGAAGCTTTTGACCTGCAAACGAAATGCCTTTACCTATAGGATCACCCATGGCCTGAATGCCTGCTGCCGTTGATGCGGCTTCCGCACGAACATTTCCGAATATCCAAGATGTTTTTTCGGCAAACCAGTTATAAATTTCAACTATATCGTCAATCATGCCTGAAACTACCTTCGAGAACTCTTCCCACGCCCATGCCATTGCATCTAAAACAACATTAGCAACACTGCCTGCATCGCCCAATGCACTTCCTAAGCTATCGAGTAGCGGAATAACTACATTATCAACTACAAAAAGCACTGTTGCGGCGATAACATCAAAGGCAAATTTAAATATCTTCCAAAGCGCCTCGAGCACGGGAGCGATATCCTTCAGGAGATTTACAACTATTGTCGTAATTCTATCAAAAATCTTTCCAACATAAGGAATGATGTTTTTCCAAATGAAGTCCCATATACTCTTCATAAGATTAAAAAATCTTCCACCCATCTCTGAATTGAAGAAGTCGGTGAACTTTTTGAATTGTGCCTGCCCAAATGCCACAAAGTCACCAATAATCCCATAAACCACCTTAATTGCATTAGTCATTGGGGTCATATCAATCTTAGAGATTGCATCTGCGAACGCCGTCATTTTTCCTTTAAGATCAAACGTTTTCACAAGCTCGTCGCCCACTTGTTTTACCTTTTCGATAAACTGCTGCTGAACATTAGAAAACTGGCCTCCTAAAGTATCGTTTAAGATGCGCATAGTCCCATCTACATTCGTCACATTTTTTCTCAAGAAAGCCATAGCATCAGCGGTACTCATTGTTTTTCCTGCCATAGCTTCAAAATTTGCTCGAGCCGCGCCCGATATAAGACCGAGTTCCTGAAGGCGCATTGCTGATTCACCAAAAGGACGTCCCGATTTTAGGGAATCAACAATACGGCCTGCATGGACAGCTACCTCATTTATTGGCTGCTGGGCAAACGCGGCCATATCGCCTACAAAACGTAAGCCTTCGCCAGTTGCAAGGGCTGTACCTCCGAATGTCTGAAGAATTGCACTTGCCTTTGCCACCTCGTCCACTTGGTATGGGGTTACAAGGGCAAATTGATTGAGCTCTTTCATTCGCTGCTTCGCCGCCTCCGTAGTCCCAAGAAGAACTTGAAACCTCGCTTCAAGATTCTCAAACTTTGCCGACTCCCTGAGTGCGAATCCACCAGCCGTTGCGAGTGCAGCTCCAACTGCCGCAAAGCCTGAAGCTACCGTAGTAGCAACTCCAGAGAATTTTGAAAAAGTAGAGCTAGACGATTTAGCTGTGCTTGTTAGCGCATTCATATTGCCCTCAACTTTCTTTAAAGTTGCAGAAGCTTGATCCTGAGCTGAGACGATAAGATCGAGATTACTTGCCATTTTTTTTCTTTTTAGAGTCTTAGTCGAGAGTAGTGTTTATTATTCCTCTAATCTGAAGGAACCTCATCAGCCGCACATTGTCTTCCTGGTCTAATTGAGAAGGAAGACAATGGAAGGCGTCTAACAAAATATAATCTATGTACTCTTCTGGTATATCTTTTGCCTGGTGCCCACGGATTATGCGCTTAATGGTGGGCTCGAGACTTTTGGGGCCTCTGTCTTTGTTAATTTATCAACTTCGGCCTTAAGAAGATCAAAATCTTGAACAGGCAATTCATTGACGTACTCTTCCGATGGCTCAATTTCTCCACCATCATCTTTTTTAATACTTTGAATCATCTGGGCAATAGCGAAGTCTTCTGCGTCTTGACTTGCGAATACATTCATTTTGAGCTTATCTTCATCTCCTTTGCTGACATATTCACTCTCTAGTCCCATCATTTTTCGCTGAATGAGCTTATGCGTCTTTCTGCTGCAAAATGGCTTTAAAATAATAGTATCACCAATTGATAGTGTAATTTCCGGCATCGGGGTATTTGGTTAAAATATTAGTAAGATGAAACTGCATTCACGAGAGCGATTCTTGTTGACCAGTCTTTCTTGATAGTGCCAATTGAATCCTTGTAAACGGTGAATGTCATATCCTGCTGGAGGATATTGTCTTCGCTTGCATTTGGGAAGAAGGCGTCAAGTCGAACATCTGCGAGGTCAATCTGCATATATGGTTTTTCGCTTGCGTCACGACCAACGACGTTCGTACCACTTGATTTAAATCCAAGATTTGCATTTGCCTCTGCTACAGTAAACTGCTCTGCGCCAGTGCCCTCTGCTGTTCCTGCTACGCCTGTGAGAGCGTTTACTGCTGATGCAATAAGCGTTCCGGTGTTCTTTGAGGCTGTAGTATTGGCAAGAGAAACTGTTACATTGTTACCGGAGATTGATGCTGCGAGAGTATCATTAGAAGCAATAACGAGAGTGACGTTGTAGTCATTTCCTGCCTTTCCTGCCGCCTCTGCCTCTACCTTAAATCCATTGGCGGTTGCTCCCCAAGTAGATGAAGCCTTAACTGCTACATTCGCTTCTGTTGCTGTTTCTCCTTCGAAAAGGACACGCATACCAAGCTTGTCATTCTTTCGTGCTTTATCGATCTTAGATTCACTATCGTAGAACTTGTTTACTTCGCCTGAAGCACTGTAACCCTTTGTGAGAACATCGCCAGGGTATCGTGCTGCCTCTGTCTTTCCTGCGAACCAACGCTGCTCTGTCTCGTTCATAAACTCGAGCTTGAAGTCTTCGAAATTCTCTGCAGTAACGTTATCTACGTCGTCACCTGTAAGAATTTCTGTACCGCCGAGCCAAGTGAATTCAAGAGATTGATCATAAGTAGCTGATTGTCGTTTAATGACCACAATGTCATCAACATCGATCTGTGCATTCAATGCCACTGTAACTTCAAGTGATGTTCCATTGGTAACTGATGCGATTACGCGATCTTGTACTGTTGTATATCCGTCTTCCTTTTGAATGATCAAAATGCTGTCGCCAGGAATAAGGCCTTCTGTTTGATCCATGGCAACCGTTGTTCCAGAGTTTGCCGCAGTAGTAACTCGAGCATTGATAAATGCCTTGCGTGGAGTCAATGAAGCAGTGCACTTGATAACATTATCCTGCTGGGAAAATGCAAGCTTGTTGATCATTACGCCATAGTATCGGTGTACCCAAGGGGCATCAGCTGGCTGGATATCAAATGTATACGTCTTTGGAGTATTTGAAACCTCAAACATATGACGAAATGCTGTAGACGCGGTGAGCGTTTGAGTTGTTGGAGCGCCGAATATGAACGGAGAAAGTGGCCAATTGCCTTTGATTCTACGAAGAACTCTACATCTCCGGCAATCTCAATCTTATCCGGAACGGAGCGAATGTTACGCTCACGATCACCGGCAATTGTTTGAATTGACTTGATGGCGAAGCTTGGAACAATACTTTCAGAGAGTAGTCCTACAAAAGTTGTAGGAATTACAGCTGTTCCTGCTGTTGATTCCTTAATAAGGGCAAGGTACCCGTGGTTTGCATATGGTGCAAAATTAGACATTTTCAGTTGGGTTAGAGATTGTTTTCTTTACTTTGGTTGTTGTCGCTTCTTCTTCCATAATGACGGTTGCGACCTCTGTCCCGTCTGGGAGTACTTTCTTTTCTATTCTGAATTTCTCAGACATAGGATTGTTGGTTAACGGGTAGTGATAAGTTTAGCTGTAATTAAGACCGATGCGGATACGAGCCATGAGCCATCGAATGCTTCACTATTATACTCTATCGTTCCAATATTGTTTATGTGAACTGTGTTAGAGATTTTTCGATTATCGCTCAAGACTCCGAGAACCGTAGTGCTGAGTGGCTTTCCGTTTGCGTCACGCTCTTCCATTCTCTTAACAATCGTTTGCTTGTGCGAGAGAATTGACTTGTCCGTATTCTCTGTGATGAAGTTCTTGAGAATGTCTTTTGTTGTTATCCTAATGGTGAATTCATTCATCATCGCATGTGTACCCATATTTGCCATTTCCGTTGAAACTGGGTCAACCTCGATGCACGGGAGTTCGCTTTTTGCAGGCACAAGATTCTCTCCGTAGTAGATATATTTGTATAGTCCACTCGTGAGGCTTGATGTTTGTAGTGCCCTGATTGCTTCAATTACTGTGTCCATTACTTAATTTTAGATTGTACGAACTTTTGAAATATGCTTACGATATGATTTTTCATCTTCTCCGAGAATCCGAGTATCTGTCTTTGCGGCATTTTGCTCGTTCCAAGTTGATGATATTTGTAGTAGCCAGATGAGCTATCAATATGCATTTCCTTATTAGTAAGCTTTGTTTGCTTGAACGACCTCTTCAGTTTACCTGTTTTGTTGAGTATCGGATGCTTATATGATCTTCTTCGCTTAGCCCACTTGCTACCCGTTATATTTACGCCTTCTGTGTCAAAGTTCGATTTTACCTCTTGTAATATGTATTCTTTTGATTGTGTGAGCGGCTCTTTGAAGTTCTTCATTGCCGCAAATGCCGCACTAATGCGCTTGTTTGCCTTCGAGCTGTCTACGGTGATGCTTATCTGCATTAGAAGGTCATGTTAATGCCAATCTTAGGAGCTGTTGGATTATCCGAATCATCAAACGAATCGTCGTCTGGATGGAATGTTGGAGAATCAGCTGCGCCGCTACTTAATTCTACACCAGTTACCTCGTCAAATAAATTGATTTGTATTTCGTCTTTGCTCGTTCCTTGAATATATTTGAGTTGGTCATTTATTGCTGCAAGCCTCTTGTCTCCATCTTTTGGAGTATCTTCTGCCTCTGCACCATAGTTATCTTTTAAGAGAAGGGATGCTGCGATCTCTGAGGCAATCTCGTTAATAATTGGAGGATAGCGATCTTCTCGAGTTCCGATTGCGGCTGATATTCCACTCGCCGTAGATGCTGACGTAATACTAACCTCATTATCTGCCGTATCAATATCAGTAGCTCCATCTGTTGCAGTTACACTTATTATAGTTGCCTCTGCTCCATTGAGACGCGTTACAAAGTCTGTAGAAGTCTTGGTTGCGATTCTGAATAGTTCTGCTGCTCTAGAGGCTGTAAGGCCGCTTGTGACAGCAAAGGTGTAGTTAGTGCCATTTATAGTGATGGTCATCGTAGACGAACCGCTTCCTGTTCCGCTGAAGGTTAGCGTATTTGAGCGGTGAAACTCAATTGGTAGCGAATACCTGCGCCCTACTGCAGAGTTAACCATACTTACAGCTATGGCAATCTTTCCGCGTACTGTTGCCGCTGTGACATTAGTTGAGTTATCGAATCCTGACAATTCCCGTACTTTTGCTTCTGTGGTCATCATATTTATTGTTTTTTAGGTATACGTTCATCAATGATTGTTGCCAACTTTTCTACGTGAGTCGTTAGTGTATTAAGGTTAGCAGCCATAGCATCCTGCTTTGTATCGAGAGTGTGTATGTGATTCTGAGCTAGAGCAAATGCTTGGTCTAATCTCACTCCAATCTCTGCGAACTTCTTTTCGTTCGACTCACGCTCAAGTTTCACCTGCTGGTCTAATAGAGCAGCCTTATTCTCCATCTCCTTTTGTGCGAGCACGGTCGCCTTACTATCAATATCTTTAGATGCAACAGCTTGCTTGAGCTCCATATCCTCTTGAGGCCGCCTGAAGAATAAAAACACACTGAATAACATCGTGATTATTCCTATTGCGAATACTATATTTGCTGGTGTGATGATTTCATTCATGTGTGAGAAACTTGTTAGTAAATTGGGCCATCCGTTGTCCAAGTTGGACTATTTCTGAGTGAACCGTTCTGTGCAGCTACTGAATCAACGACACTCAAGCCGGAACCTTCATTCATTGCCCAAGAGTTCACGATACCTGTGACGGTCTGCTGGTTGTAGTCTTCGATAACACTATCTTGGGAAAGCTCTGTATTATAAGTATGCACGCCTTTAACGCTTCCAGCAGCAGTCCCCCAGAAAGCGTCTGCTCCTCTACCAACTCTAAAGTCTCCTAAGTTGGAAGGTTGACTTGCAAGTGTAACTGAAACCTTTAAATCTCCATTGATATATACCTTGCACACCTTCGCCGCGCTAATTGTAAAAGCCACATGGCTCCATTTGTTTATTTCTAGCTGTTGAAACTGAACATCTGTATTTCCAGTGCCACCTCTTACTTGCATATTAAGACTGTTTCCGCTTTGGTAAATTACAAAAGCATTATTTCCTGCGACATCTTTAGAAATAACTCCACCTGATGTATATAGGGCCTGAGCCGTAGGTTTGTACCAGAAAGACAATGACCAAGCTGCGCTTGTATTCCAAGTCAAAGCTGTCAAATCGACGTAGTTTGTTCCAGTTGTGAAGGTTACAGCGTTTGGAAGACTCACTCCTGTTACTTTGCGAGTAGCTGTATTGAGTGTTCGTATCTTAGTTTGGGCATCCGTGCTCCACGTTGCGCCTGTGATTGTTCCGTTGTTTCCAGAAATAGTATCGGTAAGTGTAGCTCCTGAGCCATTGGTATGAGGCCAGTAACCATAAAGAGTAGCAGAGACAGCTGTTGATGGGCCTTCTCTCATTGCTTGTTGAACCTGAGCTTGTGTGAGAGCAGCCGTAGTGTCTGCGGCCTTGAAGCAAGCGACTTCTGTCATATTGCAGTAAGCGTTTCTGCTTGAACCGAAACCTTCTCCAAATTTAAGGGCTGTTGCTTGAGTAATGTTTGTGTATGCGGTTGTAGATGTCGAAAATAATACTCCGTCTAAATAAATTTTTTGCTCTCCTGTCGTAGTTGTAACAGCAATATGATGCCACACTCCGACTAATTGATGCTGGTTAGGCGCACTCATTAGAATTGTTCCTGCATTCCAGTAAATAGCGAGATTCGATCCTGGATCTTTATTAAACTGGAAGTGCACAAAATTAGTACCCGTTGAGGATACGATGGCTGCTAGAGGATCCACGGTAGATATTTTGTTTATTTTAACCCAAAACATCCACGTCATTGAAGCCCACGCTGCACCACCCCATGTTCCAGCGATAGTGGTATCGTTCGTGAGCCCATCGTATTGCAGAGAATACGGTACGTTCCTAGATAGTAGTCTAATTGGCATATTATGATTGTGTGTTAGTTGACCAAGTTCCACCTGTTAAAGTGCCTGGATTTGAATCTTGAGAATCTGCTATTACTGTTCCAACTCCTTCGTTCATCTTCCACCAACCTACACGCCCAGATGTGATATTTTCGTTTGTATAGTATCGTGAAAGACATTCGTCATCTGTGAGAGCACGAGTATAGAGACGGACATCATAGAGGCCGCCATTCATGAAGTTAGTATTGTTGAGCTGCATGATGTCGAGAGAAACGGCGTTTGATAGCGTTCCTGCTGTGTCTGCATATGTAGTAGTGTCAGCAAGAGCACTATCGCTCACCCCATTCACGAAAAGTTTAAAATTCTCCTGTGTTGCTCGCGTAACCGAAGCGATAAAGTGATGCCATTTTCCTCTTGTTAATTTTACGTTAGAACTAGCTGCGGCTGCTTGAGTATCATTAAATTCGAATACTAAAGTAGTTCCTACGGTATATGTTTTCCATCCTATAGCTGTTCCTGTATTCTGCTTAGCTACGAAGAATCGAGAATTATAATCTGACACAAATACCCTTCCCTCAACAGTGAAGTCACCTGTTCCAACGTGCAATGCTGCATTGTCTGCAATCACTACTTTATCCGTAGTTCCGTTGAATCGAACACTTGAAGCATTTGACGTAGATGACAGTCTTCGAGGTCGTACGGGGTCAATTACCCACATAGTTGAAGGGGCTGTGCCTGTTGTTGTTCGGCCTACTATCGTCCCAGTATAACCACTAGCCGAGCTGTCAGCACAAGAAGTTCCCGTACCCTCGTCCATCTTTATCCACATGACTGGTGAGCCCAAAGGCATATTAGGCCCTTGAGAATACATTGCCGAAATCTGATCATCGGTGAGGACGCTTCCATAAATCCTAAAGTCTTTAATTGATCCACTGTAATAACCAGCTCCAGAGCCACCATCTGAACCTAGGACAAATCCATCATTATCAGGATAGTCAACTGTTTTTGCTCCAGTCCCAGTGCTATTGAGAGAACCGTTAACATACAGTTTTATATTTGTTCCATCCCAGCTATACGTAATAAATTTCCAACTATTATCTGCTATTAAGTTAGTGCTAGTTGTTGAGGTGGTTGCTGTGGCAGAATTAACAATGAAAGCTGCAATTTTGCCTGCTGCTGTAATGTTACAGCCTACACCATTGAATCTCCAGCGAACTATTTGAGCGTATACGGCTGGAATAGTCACTGCTTTAATCCACAGAGAATGGGTAAAAGCCTGCAACTTGATATTGCCAAGACTGGATTGCGTTGCGAAGGTTATTTTTTGAGTCGTTCCGTTCATCCTCAACCCAAACTCCTTCATCCTTGAATTTAATAATCGAGCCATTTAATGAGGTGTTATTGAACTTCTACGACTGGGAAGACTTCTGGTGTAGCATCGATTGCAATAGGTGCCTGCTGTGCCATAATTCCTTGATTAAAACTTCGAGCTGCCTCTGCGAGACATTCTGCCTCTGTTCCCTCTGGTGGAATATATGACTGCACTTCCGAGTATCCGTTATCGGCGGTAAGCGTAACAGTTACCTTTGCGCCATCCCTTTCTAAAATTTGATATGAAGCCATTGTAAAATGAAGTTAATGATTAAGCTAAACGAGCACCTGCTATCGTAGGACGATAGACGGCTGTCGCCACAATCGTTCCTGTTCCTGTTGCCCCTACGATAGTGAACTGAATTTTCTGGCCGCTCTTAATGACAACTGGTGCTGTAAGAGCAATCGTCATTGTTTTCTGAGATACCACGTTTGCTACCGCTCCTTCTACTGCTGAGAGAAGAACTGCCGGTGTAGTTTGGTTTGTTTGAACTGATACGGAAGTGAATACCGTACCTGCTGCTGTAACGTAGAAAGCAATCTTATCGATGATTAAATCACCACTTGCTGTAGCTAAGTCGTAGGTAGCTGCTGCTTGGGCAAGGTTCATAGAGAAGTTACCTACTTGCGACTTTTCTAAGTCCGATACTGGAGCAAAAATAAATGTAGACATAGATTAGTTGGTTATAAATAGTGAACTTCTACGAATCCTTCAGCCGCCGTAGCTGCTGTATATGTAGCCAAAGTTGTGGACATAGCAAAGGCTATTCCTGTAGTGAAATTCAAGCCTGCTTGCGAGAAGAAATCTTCTCCAAGAATGACTTCTGTGCCTGCTGGTACTAAATGAGAGATAAGTGGAACTGCTGCACCTGCTGGTACTGTAGCTGTATTGTGAATCTGAATGAATCTTGCTGCTGCATTGGTGTTATAAGCAGAAACAGCAAATACATTTCCTGCACTTGCCTTGACATTCAAAGTTGCATTTGCACCAAAGTTTGTGAAGAGAAGCGGAGCGTATGTTGAACTTGCGAGCTTCCTGTTCGTTGTGGCCATTACGTTATTTGAGAGGTCTTCACCTGCCTGGAGCGTTCTCTGGTTGACCTGCATATTTGAATTGACATCCAGGTTCACGTCGCCGCGATCTCCGTCATCAAGAGTTGGAGCGGTAGCATTGTACTTACCACCGACTTTAATTGGATTCTTTGTGTCTGCTGCACCTGCTGCTACACCGCCCTCTGGTTGAGTGATGAGCTTACGGTCAAGAGTCATTCGCACAAGTCCGATATCACCTTCATCTACTGAGTCCGTGGCTGTCTCATCTGCGAGTGCGCCAATGCCATTAACATAACCTGTGCCGATTCCAAATGCGGCATCATCGAGTATATCGCTTGCTCCTATCTGTTTTCGATCAAGAGTCATTCTTGCTGCACCTACATCTCCCTCCTCTACGGAGTCTGTAGCTGTTTCATCAGCAAAGAATCCGGCTGGAGTAACTCTTGAGGTCGCTGGAGCAAAGGCGGCATCATCTACTAATGTACCCGTTGTGCTGCTCATAACTGCTCCGGTCTCATCAACGGCCTGGACAAGAACTACCTTGTCAGTTGCGGCTCTGGCTGTGTTCGCTGCATTGATTACTGCTCGATTGTCCGTTGCTCCGTCTTTGAGCTCTACGGCTCCGATTTCAATATCTCCAGTTTCGATAGACATATTATAGATAGGAACAGAGTATGTAGCAGTCTGAGAAGCCGAAGCATCTTTCTTCCTACCTCTCCCCTTTCCTGTGATGTAATCGATCCAGTAGTCACCATTCGCAAGTGCGGCATCAAGCGTACTTGAGCTTACCTCGTTATCGAATGCTGTTGAGGTGAGAACTACACTTGTATCGCCCTCTCCGCCAATATAGTTATTGTGGCTATCGTAAATAGGCTTACGCTGCAAATAGAAGTTTACGAGCGTTCCGGCTGCGCCTGCTGGAATTGTAACAGCTTCCGCCGTTACTGTTTCTGGTATTGTCGATGCTAGTGGGATAGAAACTTGTCCCGCACGAGACTTCAAATTTGGATTAGTCATATATTGATATTAAATTACAAATTATAGATTTAATGCGGGGATTGTCTCGAATAACTAAACAAGTTCTGCGCATCCGTTCGCTAAAGCAAGCTTTCCAACTCCTTCTGGGAGGTTATAAGAATTTCCTTCTTTGTAGAAAACTCCATCACACTTAAAGTTAGAAACAATCTTGTATTTCTTAACTGTTCCCTCCTTTCGAGCCGCCTTTTCTTCTTCAGCTTTCCTTGCTTCTTCTTCGAGTTCCGCCTTAATTCGGTCTTTCTTGGCTTGAATCATCGCCTCTTTGCTTGCTTTTGCTTCCCCTGCCGCCTTCAGCGTAGCTTCTCTATTCTGCTCCTCGGTAGAAACTTCTGACGTATCAATTACGTCGTCTTCGGTAACTTCCGAGTCATTACCTTTATTTTTCGAACCAACTGGTCGGGCCATATTGTTTGGATTAAAAGAATTAAATAAACTTTATAAGACCCACCTCCGAAGAGATGAGTCATAAAAGCATATTACTGAGATACCCAATAAGCGAGCTGGAATACAATCTTGCCTGCTGTGAGGTCTTGACCACCACCAACGAAAAGATTAGGTACGCGAGCACCTGTAGTCTTTTTTGTGAGAGGAGTGGCAAGGCCACCTGCGATACGTGAATATGCACCTGCATCCCAAGGATTAGAACCATCAGAGATTGCAATAGCAGTTGAAAGATCACCATCTGTAGGAAGTTCAAGCTTTATAGTAGCTGCATCGCCACCACCTGAAGTACAGGTAGTGAGGACATCGTACGATTCTACCCACACAACTGCATTGTCTGGAATTGTTGGAGAACCCGTAAGAGCGATTGCGCCCTGCGCGCCACCGACGACAGAGAAGTCGTAGAGAACGGTAGCAGACTTTCGGATACCGAGAGCGCCTACACCAGTTGAATCTGCAACCATAGAATTAAGAACCTTTCCTGTGCCGATAGAGAACACACCAGCATTGCTTACGTCAACATCACCAGAAGGATTGACAGAAGTGGCAACACCACCCGCATTACCAACAATGATATTTCCGTCTGCGAGAGCACCACCGACTCCTGCTGCGGAGAGAGTAGCCACATTACCATCAATCTTATTAAATGCCTGAAGAATAGTATCTGTAGCTGCTACGACACCTGCACCTGATACAAAGCCTGTGAGGGCCTTGCTAGTTACGGTAGCTGCAGAAATATCTGCAGAAGAGACGTCTCCCATGAGATTAAAGCTTGATATCGCAGCTGTTCCTACATTCTCGTAGATAGCCTTTGTTCCATCGGTAGCATCGGTCTTGGTATATTGAGCTCCTTTTGCGTATACAGCTTGTGCGTCCTGAGTTGATGCGGCTGCTGTTCCCTCTGCTCTCTTAATGAGGCCAGTGCCATCGACTTCTTTTACAGTAATCGTTTGGCTGTTGATTGTTTGCGTTTTCCCAATCAACTGGAGAACTGCAACGCCCACCTTTCGGCCTTTGCTTTTCAAATTGGACATTTTAGTTTCTTGTTAAAAATTAGGATTAAACCGCTGCTTTAATCAAATAAGCACACTTGTTGTCAACGAGTTTCTGGTCATACTTGTCGGTAACTCGGACAAATACACCCTTACGATCCCAAGCTTCACCGTTCTGCTGTGGGCCTGACTCATCAACCTGACGAGCCTTGTTTCGCTGGTATGTGAAACCAAATGATCGTGACTTAAGGCGTGGGCTTGGCTCGATGTACATAATGACACAGAAGCCTGGATAGATGTCTGCAAGAGTGTCTGTGCCGCCTTCTACACCTGAGTTATACTGAGCATCTCCAACGAGAACCTGTGTGATTCCAGGGAAGACAGTCATAATAATCTTTTCAACGACAGCTGCTGTAACTGTAACAGCTCCTTCTGCTCGTGATACGAAGTCAGGATGCTGGAGAATATTCAACCAAGTGGTGTATACAAAAAGAAGAGTGTTTGGCTTTTTGCCAGAACCTGCTCGAACCTGATTGATTCCATATGAAATATCTCCAATAGGATCAGAGTTGACGTAATCCGTCCACTTATCTGTACCAGAAAGAGTAACATTCTGAGTAATAATACCAGTGTTTTTCAATGTGTCAGCAAGAGCCTTTTCCTTAATAACATACATTCGATCCATAAGGTTTTCGACTGCATCGAGTTTTGGTGAAATAGGAGCATCTGCATTGTCCATTTCTTCCTGAGTAACAAGTTCCTTGAGGGAATGTTCCTGAAGAATATAGTGAGCGCCGATAGTTACTGAGTGATTTACTTCGTTGGTGCTTGAACCCTGAGCTCGGAGTGAGTTAGCGATTCGAAGATTGTCCATACCGTAAGTAGCAATCTGTGCAGTGTCCTTGTTGACCTGAACGACTGGCATGATTTTCTCTGCGAGATAGTTGTCGTTTGTGTACTTTAACGAGTGGTTCGTAAGAAGTGGAGACACAAACAAATTACTTTTATTGATCATTTTGTAAAATTGTTAATATTGAATTATTCGATTAAGCCTGTGAAGGATACAAGAACGGATTTACGAGAACCTTTGCGACCTGATCGTTTGCTGTTGTAGTTTCGAGCAAGTATCCAACGCAGTAATTTCCCTTTGTTGTAGTTGCAAGCCCCTTACCTCCTGTTGTTCCAGTGATAGCAGCGCCCTTTGTAGTTGCAGAAGCAATTACAAGCTTAGCTACACCATATAAGACTACTCCAACTGGATTGCCGGCTGTTGCATCTGCACTCTCATCGGTAACTCCGACAATATAAGCGTTTGTGCTTGTGCCTGCGACTACTTCCTGATCGGCTGTTCCGTGAATCGCTAGTCGATAAGGATTAAGTGTTGTGTTCTCTTGGATGAACGTGCCGTGTTGTCCCATTGTATTTGACATGTGTGAAAATTGTTAAATTTATAATTACTCTCCTTTGTTCTCAAGCTTGTTGATAGCGTCAGAAAGTGCCTTGTCTTGAGCAAGAACAGCCTTTGTTGCTTCTGTGTACTTTACCTTGTGTTCTGCAGCGTATGCAGTTGCCTTCTTGTCGAGTTCTGAATAAACATCGCTGTTCTTGAAGTCATTCATAGCACCATCAACACCCTTTTCAGAGAAATCAACAGCAGCAATGATATCGGAATGAATGCTGAAGTATTCGCTAGCCATTTCATCAGAAAGCTTCTTGACGAATGCAAGAACCTTATCCTGTTGAGCTGCCTTGAATCCAACGTTCTTATCTTCTGACAAACAAAGACCCTTGACCTGAGCAGAAAGCTTTGCGCCTCGTGCATTGTCAAGAACTTCGTTAAGACGCTTCATAGGCTCTTTGATAGCCTCCTTTGTAGCGTCAGCCAACATAACAGCAACATCAGCTGCTGAAAATGTAGACTTACCACTCTCAGAAAGTGCCTTTCGAACAGCCTTTTCAGCCAATTCTGCAAGCGCCTTCTCGTCTGTAGCCTTTGCAGGCTCTTCGACCTTTGCTTCTACTTCTGCAGTAGCAGCCTCGACTTCCCCTTTAACTTCTGCATCGGCCTCAACAGCCTCGTCAGCAAGTTTCTTGAGTTCAGAGAACTCAACCTTTGTTACAATGCTTTTAGCCTTTAAAGCCTCGAGCATTTCATTGAACTTATTCATTTGAATTGGGTTATGAATATTTGATTCTGAAAATATAGGGTTCATATCCTTAACGACCGGCCTGTTTGTAAGCGCCAGCCCTCGGATTACATTCTTGAATGTCTTCTTAACTCCGCTAATCATTCTGTCCATCTTAAACTGCAACTCAACGCTAAAATAGCGAAGAGCGCCTGTAGAGACATACTCTTCACCCTTTGGGGAAAACTTACAGAGCTGTGCATAGAGCGAATACTCTCCGGCAAGCTTCCTACTAGGCTTTACTGACATTGATGCCGGTTTAATCCAAGCGAGAGCGATACACTCTTGATCGTGGTTTAGGTCTACGGCAATATCAGTTCCAACAACCTCTTCATTGAAGTTCTTAGCCATTTCCTCTAAGTCAGATTGCTTATACTGAAATTCACCATAGCGAGAATCAATATGCTTGGCCGTAGTAAGAATCTCGAATTCTGCATTCGGATCAAATGAGCCTTCAGAGAATTGAACTTCTGTAAAACAAAGACGATCAACTTTTTCGTTCATCGTATTCTTTTCCATCTGTCCGCACATTTTCTTTGCCTCTTCTTCTGTATGGCCCTTAGATTTGTGATCTAGGACACACGCAGCAAAATTTGGGTACTTTCCTACTGGCATTTAATGGGGTTTTAAATTGCTTTCAGCAGGAGACTAAGACAAAACAAGGGGCGACCAAGTTATGTTTATTCTCCTTGTGAAAGAAGTTTAAAGCATTAAGTCGCCCTTAATTGCTTTAATTATACGTTATTCAATTGCAGAGGTAAAATCTTTTTTCTGTTGGTCTGCTATCGCCTGCTCTTCTTCCATATCCTCTGATCGAATTGGGTAATAAAACAGGTAGGCATTATGATGAATATTCAATCCACTAATTGCATTGGCGTTCTTCCCGTCAGTCTTCTCATTGATAAGCTTGTTGAGTTGCGCTGCTGTGTATATCCCGAACAGCACACTCGCTGTCATTCCGTCAGAAGAAACGTCCTTTAGCTTATTAGAAGGTACGATTGCCTTGAAGAATGTATACCCTGATTCCTGTGCTTGATTGAACACAACGCTATTGAATGCCGCCTGCGCGTGCGTAATAGTAGAAAGCTTATAGATATTCCTATTGAAAGCTATTTCTTCAATCTGTTTCTTTGTCAGCTCAACTGAAGCGTTCGTGCCAAAACTCAACACAACATTCTCTTTGATTCTACGAGGCTCATTGAAGAGCACACCTTCGACATTGGACTTATACCCATCGATAAAGATGTTGATTCTCAAGCCCGTAGGAACTGATGCAAACTTGACCTCATTTTCATCAAAGGCGTCAATTGCCATTCTCTTTGTCTTCTCGAATAACTTGTCCTGCAATGGAGAGTCAATGAGCTTATCGGTAAGAAATCGCTTTGTAATGTCGTCAACAGCTGCCAAGGCTTTTCTCTGTAACTGTCTATTGTTCGCTGTGCTAGACAATACAACAACGCCATCAATGCGCTCTGTATCAGCTGCATTGAATATGATTCCTAAAGCCTTCTTATACTTATCTTCGGCTACCGCAAGAATATCTTCATACTTCTTATACTCGTCACCAAGAAACGACATAAAATCTACGACGTTCTTGTTATACTGGCGCTCTCGTTGGGTTGGCTTTGCATTTAACTCAGCCGCCTTAATTATTGCTTTTTTTTAGAAGAATCTTCTTCGTCCCTATCTTCTTCTTCATCAGTGCCATCGGTTGGCTTTTTCATTAAATCGTTTTGAGCTTTTTGAGCCGCAGCAGTTTCCTCTGCGATCTTCTCTTTCTCCTTATCAATCTCCTCCATTGATTTCTCTGGAAGTCCAAGCATCTGCCTGACAGTTATTTCGTCTGCAGATGTCCACGTCACTAAGCCTGAATCCTTTGCTGCTCTAATAGACTCAACCTGTTCCTTTGGATTGTTCTTTGCAAGCCCTTCAATCTCAAGCGTACAATACCCTTCAGCATTCGGGAAATTAACATCAATAAGCTCTTTGATATGCAAATTCATCACTTCGCAATGGTAGTCTGCATAACCCTTTAATGACCGAAGGAAAAAGCTGCTATGATCTGCTGACAATGCATTACTTCCACCCTCTCCGCTTGTAAGGTTCAAGAAGCCTGCAAGGATAGAGTCGTATATCTTCCGGTCGTGGTGTTGAATAGATTCGGCAATAGAAGAAGCTTTTGCATCTCCCTTAATTGTCATCAAATCAATAGTGACTCCATCTTCTAATCGAATATATGCCTGCTCATTCGCTCGAATGTTCTGCAGTAACTCCTCTAAATTAGACTTAGCTTGAGCACTTAACCCTTTGCCATGTGTTGCCACCGGTATTCCTACGCCAAAGCGTTCAGCCGAAATACCCTGAATTTTATAGAGCAAGTCTTTGTAGAAAGAGTGCTTGTAGGCGTTGCGAAGGATAGAGATACCTTCGAAGTTATTACCCTCTTGCCTATTAGTGAAGATAATGAGCTTATTCCAAGGAATCGTTGGCAAATTACTCTTGTCTGCGGGCATATCGTCTGTCTGCCCTGGAGCTTGCTGTGTAATCCCAGGAGGATGCCCATCAACCCACTCTTGACCTTCAATTGTCCAATAGTCGATGCTCGTTTGAATGCGTGGAGCAAAGCGATCCCAAACAACATAGCCATCGTCATTTAACCGATAAATCTTCTCAAATACAGCGAATCCAAATGGCAGATATGTTAATGCCTGTCTCAAGAAGGCAGTATATCCACCTCTCAATTCATCAAACAGCGCTTTACGGATGAAGTCAGCTTGATTCTTCGCTTCTTCAGACTTATCATATTCTTCAATGTAATACTCTGCAGAAAGTAATGGCGCGGTGATTGCTTCAAGTAAGCCACCAATAGCGCCATCATTCTTCCTCATCTTGTCGTACACAAGAAGACCGTTCTTACCAAGAAGCTCGCTCTTATACTCTTCATTTATGATACCGTGGAATATTGACGTTCCAACAACGCCATAATCTGTCTCAACAATCTTAGGTTTAACCTCTTTTTTAGGCTTCAGTTGTTTCGGTGCCATATTTATCGGCTAATAATTGAATATTTATGAACATTTCTTTCATTTCGCCCTCAGTGACGCCTGCCGAGGAGATGTACTTAAAAACAACCGGCTTGCTCAACTTAGCAAGACAATTCAAGGCGTTAACTAATTTCACTACGTCTTTTTGATCCATTATATGTGTTTTCTTATGTTGTTTACTTCGCCTCTAGACACCTCTCCTCGTATGGACTTCTTGAGTTCCTCTGCATCCATGTGGACAACTGAGGCAACCAAAGAGGCAAGACTATCAATCCTATCTTCTAGCTGTTTGAGTGTCGCCATAATTATATTATACGTCTGTTCGCAGAAAGAATAAAATCAAAATTGTTCTCGGTATAGATTACCTCCAATTGTGCGACCCCTTCCAACAAGATCAACTTCTAATTCCCCTTCTCCTAGCGGCACTTCGAAGTACATTCGCATCATCATCATATCACTGTAATCCGGTGACCTTCCAAGCAACTCTTTCACATCTTCCTTCTTGATGATCTCCGTTTTCTTATCCGAGTCGGTGTTGATTTGCTTGATCACATCCAATTCTTCGATCAACAACTCTTTGTCCTCATCGTCTATTTGGTCAATTCCAATCATCGCCTGATTTGTATATTGGGCCAGCGCAAAGTAACACTGTGTCTTCAGATTCGCATAGTCAAGCTTCGTCGTTTCATCATACTCATATGACCTCGGCTGAATGGCGCTTGCTCCGTTGTGGAATGGGGTACAGCCAGGAAGCATATCGACAAGGCCAATACCCATGCCATCAGCATCAGGGCAGACATTCGACCTTGGCACGCCGTGCTCTTTTTCAAGTTCTAATATCCTGTCCCTTGTAATATCGAGCGTCTGATTCTGATACGAATACACTCTTATGAGTTGAAGCGCATACCAAACGCCAATAACAATCTTATCTCCGGTACGTGCAACATCGCAGGTGATGTACTTCTCAAGATGATGTGTTGCTAATTCCTTGTTCGTCTTATTTGTAAAGAGGTCAAGGATTCTATCGTAAATGAATATCTTCGTTGGATCATCGTCATATTCGAAGTTTCCCTTCAACAGACGCTCGATCTTAATCTTATTGTTCGTTCTAAGAACATTCTTTTTGTACTTCTCTTGGTCAATATACGGATTGTCCGAATAGAGCGACGTGATGAAACAACGCCCTTCGATCTTCTTCTTTTCCTTGATCAAAGGCTTCCAGAAGTCTGTATATATCCACGTTTTGGCAGGGTTACACGTGTAAAGCGTCTTTGGGCTTGCTATCCAACCATTGCCCTCCATCGTTGTAAAACGGAATTGGAGTGCATCCTTGGCATCCTTGCACACCTCCTGCGATTCATCCACCCAAGCACCGGTTAGGTCATATGAACCAATACGATCGAACTCTGGGTCACTGGGTGTCTTCTTGAGCTCAGAAAAGAATACAACAGAGCCGTTCTTAAACGTAAGAACCATATCTTGCGCATTATAGTTGTAGTGCACATCTTTCTTGTAGCCTAAGGCATGGAGCACCTTAAAGAACGTCCTCAATGTCGTACGCTTGAGCGCCTTGAGTTCTTCACGAGCAATAAGCCAAGCGCTTCCTGGTTTAGCAATCGCTTCGCTCGATATCCAAAAAGACCCGAAGTAAGACTTGCCACCACGAGCTCCGCCACCAAAAACTAGCTCAGATATATTATTGTCTTCAGTGAGCACATAATACGCCTCGAGTTGTTTATCAGAAAGCTCAAACTTCGTTGTTAGTTGATCCATGCTTCTTTTTTGATTCTTCGACTAATTTTGCCGCCTTCATCTCAAATTCTATCTTTGGTATTGCTGTTCAGCAAGCGCCGCACTGGACGTGATTGACTCCAATTCTCGTACTCTGCCACGGCTTCTTCTCTTTTTGAACCAACTGGCTAATAATCAACCTCATAAATAACCGCTGGTCATAGTTCCCGCATTGGCAGACGATAATCGGGTATCGTCGACCAGCAATTAAATCAATGCCTTCCTGCACCTTTGGTATTGGAATCCTGTAATCATTTGGAACTTGAGGGGCGTCCATTGTCGATTTTGGTTAAATCTGTAAGTATTTTCTCTCTGTATGCCTTGAGTACATTCTCTGATCCAAGCTTTACTCCTCTTGTAAATGCTTCGCAGATAAGTTCCACTTGCAGATCATTATTTGCTTGATCAAGTAAATCCTGTATTGGGTTTTGTTCTGGCATTTTATGGTTATTTAACATCTAACATCTTCTTTGCCATTTCCTGCATCCTCTTGTCAATCTCATCTCGCAAGTCGCACATATCTTGAACGGTTACCTTGTCTACATTAAATGTTATTCCAGACACCATCGGGCAACCGTTGGCCTTAATAACAATGAATTGTATAACAGTATTTTTGTCCATTATTTCTTAGTATTCTTGATAGTAGGCTTGATAATCTGAATAGGTAGGAATAGCGGATTATCTTTGTCGTTAGAATGATTGAGATTGACCTTGAATAGACCCAGGTGGTCACCAAGCTTAGTGAGGGCAGTATTGGCACCACCTGAATCAAACTTCCACACGCCTTCTTCAGTAACGCTACCGTCGGGGTGGGTTACCATTTCAGTGACTTG